CCAACATCAGTGAAATCCTATGAATTTCCGGAAGAAACTAGGAAAATTTCCAATATCACTCTTCATCAGCACAGTCGTGCGGATAAACCGAACAGACCTGCGTCATCTTAATATGGTTTGGTTTCCCCTAGTCGCTCAGATTAGACTTAGGAATCACTGATGTGGTTATAGCACGTACCATCCCCTAGCAAGCGCCGTGCTGGCACATTCCCTTAACTGTCATTTCCTACAGAATCGTTTCGATGGGGGGTGACTACCTCTCAAGAAGAGAGGATTATAGAAATTATGAATTATACTGGAATCTATTATAACCAGTCGTAAATATTTCAATTTACTTCCTCAATAAGAGGTCGCGAATGTTCAATCCGCGCAGCGCGAGCGCTGAGAACACCACCAAGACCAGGGAGATATGAATCAACCAAGCCCTTAACTGCCGCGCCTCCCAATCTTTGTACAATCGGGTGTTTCGCAGCTTCCGCGGCGAAATTAGCGCCTTTGTTCATAGCTTCCATAAAGTAATTAACTGCAGGAGCCGGGGTGGCAGTAGGAGAAGTGTTCGTGAGATGCGATACCGTAGGCTCAAAGGCCTGCTTTGCAGCCGGCAAATGAGTGGCAATATTGCCAATCTGGAATACGGCGTCGCCCCCAACCTCCCAGTGGTACTCGATCTGGATGTCGTAAAACTGGGCAGCAGTGCTGCTAGTGTTCGTCAAACAAACCATGATCGCTGGATTCCCACCCCGTTGGATGGGACCCGAACTGAGGACGGGATTGGACCCGCCAGGGTTGGGCAGGACTTGTTGATAAGCCAAGTCTTTGGGTTTCAGGATTGCCGAAACTTCCATGGGAGTTTCTCCACAAACACCCCACGCCTTAAGCGAGGGTTCGTAGGAGATTGCTCCAACAGGAAAGGTGGGGGTGACCTCGACAGCATCAGCAAATGAGTAGGTCGGTTGTACAGTCCACACCTCACCGCCCCGATTAATCTCAGGGGTGATGTTGACGATGCGGAAAGAAATTCCCGTGCATCTCCAACGAAGGGAGTCCCCTCTGCCCACAATTCCTGTATAGGGCATAGAGACATCCCAAGGGTAACCAAAATATGTGGTGGCATCAAACTCACTCGAAGTGGTTGCCGCCCCCGCGGACGCAAAAACACAGGCTCCCATATAGGTAGCCCCATTGGCGTCCGTTTGGTTACATGGGCCCGTACTCCACCGCGTGCCGAATGCATCCAAAACATGGGGGTTCAGCATGTAAGTGGGCTCAACAACAGTCGCATTGACGTTTCCTGCGGCGTTGTTGATGGGGTTGGGCGAAGCCCAGCCAGGCAACATGAAGATTGTTTGGGAGTAACCCGGAAGCAACTCAAAATCAGAAATCGTCACGTTGGTCCTGGCCACATGTGTTCGAAAGGTTGGCGAGTCGTTGTACGACATCGGGCACCGAACCGGATTGTGGTCAAAAGGACGCGCCATTGCTCGGAGAAACTCTTCGTACAATGGCCACGCACTTATTCCCTGCATAGTGCCTCGTTTCCGCTCCCCTGTGTTCACAGCGGGTAGCACCGAGCTTCCATGCTTCAGAATGGCATTTGACATACCGGGGCCCTTGTTGGCCAGAACCACAGCTCCCTTGTTCTTGCGCGCCTTGCGCTTGCGTTTGGGTTCCTGTGTTTTGAGCAGGGCATTGTGTCGGGATTCCATCACTTGCAGATTGTGTTTCACAACGGCCAGCTCGCGCTGAACCGCAGATGCACTCGCATTTCCGGACTTCCCCTTTCCTTTCGTCATCCATAAAAGTTGTGTGTTAAGACCTTCTTCAAAATCTTTTTCGGGCAAAGTGCAAATCCCGACGAGCACACACTGAGGCACGTAGACCCTGTGGAAGTATCCAATCTTTTCCAAAATACCTTCGCACCACGCGAGCTCAGCATTATTCCGCATTTCATATTGGAATTGAGTGAAGAACTCAAGCGAGGGCTGATGGCTAAGGAGCCTATAAAAGGTCTTAGACCAAGGGATCAACTTACCGCGTCCATCTGCACAAATAATATGCGAACAGAACTCGAAAGGTTCCCCTCGTTGTGTACGATGGAGGTCTGTGATACGAAAGCCGAGAACAGTGTAATCACGTTCATGCGGCGACTCAACACAGTCATCCCCCATGGTCTCAGCCCAAAGGTCCTCAATCCGGCTTCCCTTCATGATTCCCGCGAGCAGAGAGATTGAGATACGACCCCATGAATTCTGGCGAGCCGTTCGGTAATCACCCGAACGCTCCACAAACTTGGAGTAATAGGTACGTAAATACGTCTTTTCTTCCTCTGTAAGGGAGGACCAAGCTTCCACCCCCATTGCAGCTTCAAGACAAATGTCAACTGCTGAGGTAGTAGCGGTCACTTCTAGTAGGGTACCATCACTAAGCATCCAAGGCGAATCAAAAGCACTCAAAGTGCAATTTCGCATCATGTTTGCTCGGTTTTCGTCTGCCTGACACGCCATAATGGTAGCATCATCGACTAGGTCCATAAGCCAGAGAAACACTGACCAATCAAAGCCGGAGCTATCGTTATCAACTTTACTATCATCTTGGTAGCAATAGATTTTGTGGAACATATCCGCGATCATATCATCAGTGAATCCAATGCCAGGTTTAACTGGCAATTGTCGCCAATGATCTGCTTCCTCCAGGATCAAATCCTGGTACAAGACGCGGGTAGCCACCTCCATTACCATGGACATAGCGAAGAAGATGCGATAGCGCTCCTGTTGGAGCTTCTCAGCCTTATGGGGCTCTTGCTTGATCTTGCACGATGTCGGATACGTAAAACGATCCTTAATCTTTTGATCAATCGAGGCAGCCTCCCAAAATGATCTTGGTTTCTGCCAACAGATCAAAAGTTCCGTTGCAGAATCAACAATTTCATCAGGGTAAAGGTTGATTATATCAGCTTTTGTTTTGGCCAAAAGGTCAAATGGCACGCCCGGCGTCGCCTTGGGGTTAACACATCCGGAATTCAAAATTCTACGGACTTCACTCCTAACAACTGCCGGATCCGACAAATCCCGCAGGGGCTTCCTATGAATCCCCCGCATGAGCTTCGCCAGATGATCGCGCACTTGGTTCCGAATCGCCTTGGGTGGCGGCGCAGTTACAGCCACGCGAGACGCCTGAAAGCGCAGCGATTTCAATTCAGCTGCAGCTCCACGAACTGGCCATCCCCATTCTCCGAGGAGGCAGTTGGCTTCTTCATCTTTTGCTTTCGCTTCTTTGATGAGCTCACTCTCGTGTTTACGGGTGCCCCTGCCTTTTCCTTCATAGGAGATTGCTCTCCCGATGGTACGGACTTGGACACTGCCGATTTGTTCACTGGCACTTTCGCAGAGTTGGATTTGGGCGAGGCCGAAGACTCCTTCAATTGGGATTTCAATCGTTGATTCTCCTCCCGGAGTTTCTTCTCCTTGAGCTGTTGGCGCAAGAGCTGATTCTCTTGAGAAATCTGCTCCATTTCGCTGGGCTCCTCGGGAAGCGGCTTTCGCAACTCTTCGGAAGGTCGTACGGGCAACCCCTTGCGGGGTCGCTCGGGTTCTTTGACAGTAGCATTCGCCATAGTCGCAGAAACAGACACTTCCTCCTTCTCTTTCGGAACTTCCACTTTTACTGCTGTGGTAACAGCCCCGGCTCCCGCCGGGGACGGTGAGAAAACTTTCTCAGGCACCTTGGTTTCTCCCCACCCACGAGCATACGCGGCATCCTCGAGCTGTTGCTCAAGTTTCTTATCGCGATGTTCTTCATACTCGAAGAGCCTTCGCTCACGCGTTTCCTCATTAAGTTCATCTTCATAAAGTTCCTGCAGATAAATCAAACGCTGTAGGAGTTCTTCCATCTCAGGTTCCATTTCGCTCCGACCACGAGGGTCAGACTCAGGCTTCATGGTCTGGAGGTAGCTTCTCCACTGGTCCGGTCGGCGAATGCCAAACCATGCCAGATTCACAGCGTAATTCTCAGCTGGTTTCATCTTTCCACCGATATGAATACCGAGTATGGATAGTTTACCACGAAACATCACGAATAGGGGTGATCCAGAGGTACCATTTGCCGTGGAACAAAAATGTGTGATAAGGCCGCAGTGAGCCGGTACATTGGCGATTGCTAGGGTAAAATTCCACTGCAATCCATCCCATTTGTAAACCTGGGCAACAACACGATTAGCGAACCCCTTCACGAGGTTACCAGCCTTAACGCCAAGCCGAGCGGAGAAGTTACGGTCCGTAACCTCCATGATGGCGAAATCGTGCTTTTCTGCTGATCCTTGACCACCAGCAACGACGGGAAAATCCTGTAATGGGATACGTCCATTCTTGCCGACGACAAACACTGATCCTTCACCAGCGGCCGCGATGTCACGCATTTGGTGACGCGTGATAGCAAGCCACTGCTTACCGAATTCCGTGAAGAAAGTTGCCAAACCCAACGGCGTACTAGTGGCCGGTACGTCCCCCATCTTTGGAGTTATTATCTCCAGACGAAGGACCCCATCAGGCCACGCTCCAACCGCTAGTTTGGATGCTTTCCCACCCAATTCAACCTCCAACATCAGTCTCTCAGTCTCCTCTTTAGTGAGTACTCCTTCGTGAGCGGGCATGCTTTCAAGCACTTCCACCTCGATCGGGCGAGTCCACTGAGCCCAACGCCAGGGCCAAATTGAAATTGGTGTTTTACTGCGCAAATAGTACCAATCGTACCAAGAGTCACGCAGCTGGAGAGCCCTATGAAACAGGCTCACCAAGATTTTGCAAAACAAATAGAGAATGGTTCCGACACCTGCTCCGGCCACCGCAATGATAGCGGCAAAAAACGCCAAGGAGCTGATCGCTTGATTCCGATCTGCTTCTTCCAAGCTTCCGAGGAAAACAGCAATTTGAAGGAATTCGTTAGCGACTCGGGAAAGGACCCATCGTAGGAAGAAAGCCAGAACAAGCAGTGATTTTGCCCATTTACAAGGCCACCATAAAACGCATGTTCCTCCGATCTTCCACCAATCACTTTCACAAGCTTTCCTACACTCCAGGAGATAAACTCCGGATGCGTGGAAGCCCACTTCAAGGGTATCAACATAGGTCGCAAATTGATCACATAAGTAGCCAAAAAGACCGACGCACAAACCCCAAAGGAGTAGGCCAACGAGGGCTCGAGAAAGTAATCCTCTTTTCGCAACGCTCGGTCCAGAGCCCAACTGCTGTTGCGCCAAAGACATAGAAGCAGGTGTTCCATCCTCTCCAGAGGATTCCTTGTTAGAATCTTGGGGAGTCTCAACATCCGTGTTTTCTTGGTCTCTGGTGTTCTCCAGCAAAAGAGCCCGATCCGGGCACTTTCGGGTCCCGCTTGTGGAGGCGGCGGGCCCGTGAATGGTATCGGCCTCGGCAGCAACTGCAAACTCGGATGAGCATGCATAGCAGCCAGGGCCAAATGGCACATATCTTCTTCCTCCTCCAGAGGCACTTCCGACTTGTCCATTCATTTAAAATATTACGGGTCAGTACTTTAAGTAAATTTCCTGCGCGGTAATAAATTGAATAAGAAGAAAGATCACTCTTT